GTTTTTTATTGCTGTATGAAGCAAAGAGAAAAGTGTTCTGGACGGGGGTGCGAATCCCCCCACCTCCACCAGAAGTATATTGTCTACTGGTAAATGAGATAACAATGCTCATAATAAAAGTTCCAAACAGTATGCTTCTGATGGGGGTGCATAGTTTCGACAGGGCAACAAGTAAACAAGTGGACAGCACGGTAGGCGATGACCGTTAATCAAGCAAAAACCGTAACCGCAAACGACGAACGTTTCACATTAGCAGCCTAAACACTGCTTAGGGTTTCGGTAGGTTTCCTCGTAACAGAATAACCTACCATTATGTTCAACAACAAGGAGTTTTTAATGAAGAAAATCGCACTTGCGACAATTTTAGCCGCTGTATCTATTGCAGCATCAGCACAAGTTACCGTTTACGGTAAATTACGTGTATACGAAGAATCAAGCAAAGTTGGATCTGCTGACGCAATTACAGCATTGACAAACGATTCAAGTCGGATTGGTTTTAAAGGTACTGAGGCTCTTAGCAACGGTTTATCTGCAAACTTCACAATTGAAACCGGTATTGGTGCAGATGCTCCAGCAGCAACTACACTAGGTGATAGAACTATGCAAGTAGGTTTATCAAATGCTTTAGGTTCAATTAGTGTTGGTCGTGATAAACACGCTATCGCACGTACACTTGATAACTATGACGCAATGGGCAATGTATACGGTTCTAGTGTAACTACTATCCATACTGCTCAAGGTTCACGTTTAAGTAATGCTTTGTTTGCTTCTGGTACATTTATTCCTGGTCTAACTGTTAACTATCAAAATAGCAACAGCGAAGCAGCAGGTGTTACTAATGGACAAGCAGGTAGTATTGAATTTACTCGTGGTCCAATCGCTGCTACTGTAGCATATTTTGACAACGGTACAACAAGCACTACAACCATTGCTGGTGCAAAATATAATGTTGCTAAAACAGGCACTACTGTATTTGCTATGTACTCCGATGACAAAGTTGCAGGCGTGAAATCTACTGGTACAACAATTGGTGTTAATCAGCCATTGAATGCATCAATGATGGCACTTGCGAGCTATGGACAAAATGATAGTGCAAAAGCTTATGATTTAGGTGTTACTTACAATCTAAGCAAGCGTACAATGGTACATGCACGTTATGTAAAAGAAGATGCAGTAGCAACCACTACAAAATATGCATTAGGTATGGAACACAATTTCTAATCTAATTTGGAGTTGTAAAAGGTTTTGGTAGGTTTACCAGCGTAGCGAAATAACCTATCTTTTTTTCGAAAGGAAACCCATGCAAAGTAAAGCAATACTTTTTAGCATAGTAGTTTCCGCAATAGTTCTTTGTCTCTCAATGATAAACATTAATTTTAGGATTCCCCTAAAAGTGGATTATCAAAATCTAACAGAGGCAACACAAAGGCAGGTTACATGCCTAACAGAGAACATTTACTTTGAGGCAGGACATGAACCAGAAAAAGGTAAACAAGCTGTTGCTTTTGTTACCATTAATCGTGTTCAGGCTGGTTACAGTAAAGATATTTGCGGAGTAGTTCATCAAAAAACAGGAGAGACTTGTCAGTTTTCTTGGTTGTGTGATAAAAAGATTACCGATAAACGCTTGACAGTCAGAGACACTATGTTATATAATGAAGTTCGTGAGTTGGCAATAGACATGGTTCTGAACCGTGAATTCAAGGAAGATGTTACCGAAGGTGCAACATACTATCATGCTGACTATATCAATCCACATTGGAATTTTGAGAAGGTGAAACAAATTGGAAGACACATATTCTACCGAAGCGGAAAAGACAAAATTGACAAAAACAGGAGTTACAATGAATAAAGAATTCATTACTATGATTGTAAGCTTTACAATATTGTTAGGTTCAATGATTGCAGGTGCAACCATCTATCAAATTAATGACCGAAACAATTTTGCAAAGAACATGGAATCAGCTATTATGAAAGGTGTTGATCCATTGTCTGTAAAATGTTCTTATGAACAAACACCTACTGCTACTTGCATCACATTTTCTATGAGTAAACGTTAATGCCTACTCGTGAAGAAATTTCAGAATTTAGTATCAGCATTGTAAAGATGGCTGATGAAAGTGGCCATACTTGCATGGATACTATAATTGAATATTGTGAGAAAACAGGTGTTGAGGTAGAGATTGCAGCAACATTGATTTCTGCACCTCTTAAATCTCGTATTCGTGAAGAAGCACAGTCTGTTAATCTTATCAAAAAGGCCGCAAAACTACCACTATGAATGAAGGTACAGGCTTTGCGGCCTTTGCGTTATATAATGCGTTAAAGTTACATTTTACTTCCAGTTCCTATGACTATGTTAAGTATCATGGGAAAACGAATGTGAGCAAAGATACCTTTCTCCGTCGTAAGGACAAATATTCCTTCTATCGGTTGTCACGCAAATACTCGTTGGATGAACTCAGGGACTTCTACGTGGCTAATTTCATATACGGAGACTCAACTTGGGTTGGCGAAATGACTGGAGCGAATGGAGAAGAAGTATATAAAAAGTGGCAAAAGATTAACCAGAGCTTGACTTATCGTTTTGAAACTGATATAGTACGAATCATGGAACAGGCTGATAAACCTGATGACTTGATAAAAGTACCACCTGATGGCCATCCTGCTTTATTGATGGGTGCAATGCAGAATGATATTTGTATTGAGACATTGGTGATACTAAATGATATTATGAAATTCTTTCCTTTATGGGATAAAAGAATAAGTGAAGATATTATATGGCCATCATGGAAATTAAAATGTGAAAAGTACACACCATTTGTTACATATGATAAGGTTAAGTTTAAAAATATTTTGAAAGAAATAGTTACAGAAAATGCATAAGATTACAAAAATTTATTTGGATATGGATGGTGTTATTGCTGATTTCACCAAACGATATCAAGAATTATTCAATATGACTCCACAAAGGTCTGATAGAACAAAACAGTTTGGTCAATTCTTCAATGAGTTTATTAAAACTGGCCAGTTTGCCACACTTGATATGATGCCTGATGCTAAAGTTCTAATGGAACATTTGGATACTTTACCTGTTCAAGTGGAGATTCTTTCTTCTACTGCAAGAGAAGATAGGCACCAAGAAATTGCAGAACAAAAAGATTCTTGGTTGACCAATCATAGGATAGACTATGTTCGTAATTTTGTACCAGGTAAAAGCCTGAAGTACAAATTTGCAGACCCAAGTTCCATAATTATTGATGACACACAATCTGTCATTGATGATTGGAAAAAAGCAGATGGAATAGCAATACATCATAAAGATGCATTGTCAACCATCTCCGAATTAAACGCTTTATTGCGTGTATAAATACTATTATATTATGCATAAAGTGGATAATCCGTTTATATTTTTTACACTCCGTTATACAAAAAGGAAATAATCATGGCAGATTTCGCAAATCTCAAACGCTCTTCGGGCAATCTCGACAAACTCTCTAAAGCTATCGAAGCTTTGAATACAACAGAGGGTTCAGACAATAAAGACAATTACTGGAAACCAGAAGTAGATAAGGCTGGCAACGGCATGGCTACTATCCGTTTTCTTCCAGCACCAGCTGTCGATGGTGATGACGCACTTCCGTGGGTCAAAATTTTCTCTCACGGCTTTCAAGGTCCTGGTGGTTGGCTTATTGACAACTGCTTGACTACAAAGAACCAACAATGTCCTGTGTGTGAACACAATTCAAGCTTGTGGAACTCTGGTATTGAAGCCAACAAAGAAGTTGTACGCAAACAAAAGCGTAAACTTAATTATCTTGCAAACATCTATATTGTTTCGGATCCAAAACATCCAGAAAATGAAGGACAAATCAAATTGTTCCGTTTTGGTAAAAAAATCTTTGACAAGATTACTGAAGCAATGAACCCACAATTTGAAGATGAAAAAGCAATCAATCCATTTGACCTATGGGGTGGTGCTAACTTCAAGTTGAAGATTCGTAAAGTTGAGGGTTACCAAAACTATGACAAATCTGAATTTGAATCAGCTTCGCCGTTGTCAACTGATGATGCTAAACTCGAAAAGATTTGGAAAGCAGAACACTCTTTGAAAGAGTTGACTGGTGATAAAGAATTCAAGACATATGATGAATTGAAAACTCGTCTGGACCGTGTTCTTGGTTTGAATGGTGAAACCGTTAAACCTAAGACTACTGTTGAACAAATGCGAGCAACACCTGAAGCATTCAAACCTAAGGCAGCTGAACCTGAATTAGCAATTGGTGATGACGATGATATGGCTTACTTCTCAAAGTTAGCTGAAGAAGATTAAACTCTACTTCCCTTAAAGATTGATACCCCGCCTAGTGCGGGGTTTTTTATGCTAACGCAACTACTGGCCCAAATCTAATATTTTGTTTCTGAATACCTTTGAGTGTTCTGTTATCGGTCCTAATTGGTGCAGACTGTAGAATATCAAGGCCACCTGAAGAACCACCACTATTAATTATTTTTGATTTATCAATAATTATAGGTTCAGCTGCATCATCTTCCATATTTAAAGCAATATTTGTTCTTTGAGCATTTTGCATTCTACCTGTAAGAGCAGAAACCTGACTGGACGGCATTGCAGCTGATGTTGTTGTGAAAGGTGTAACTGCCCTTGGTGGTGTAAGATTTTGCGGTTGAGAAAAAACAAAAGGATTATCTGCACCAAGAGCTCGCGGCAGCCGAGAAACCATTGGCGCAGCATTTGGTGTATTCGTTGGAATAACTACTGGACTATTAGGAGCTGGTTGATAATTATACCCAATTGCGCCAAGATGTGCTGCGCCAGGAAGATTATTTTTTGCCGGTTTTATAACTTGAGCGTCCTCATAGTTTCCCGCACCCATGACAATTTGACCACTATCATTCCTTACTGGTGCTTGCCATCTTGCTGTAGGTTCAGGATGGTCTTTTAACCATTGAGTTAATCTGCCTCTTGTTGCGCCGGTCTGTGCCATTAACGCAACATCGGTAGCTGGTGATTTAACTAAACTTTCAATCACCGGCCTCTTCATCACAGTAGCGTTTCTTCTTACATTAAAGGCAGCAGCTTCTCTTTCGTCATCAAATTCTTTTCTGACAATTCTAGCATAAGGTGAATTTTTCCAACGCTCATCAAAAGGATTTTTTCTAATATCTTCTTTTTGTTTGTCGCCCAATAATTTTAATGCAACAATTACTGCTGCAGGAAATAAAAATGCTAAAGCGGCTTCACTACCAAAAGCAGCTAAAAATTTTATGAATTTTACAGCATTACTACCTAAAGCTTTCATTAATTTTCCAACAAACTCTAACGCAGGCTTAATTGCGTTAAAAGCTTTCTCAATCATATTTTTCATCATATTAAGCAATTTACTAAACATTCCTTTATCTGGCTTTTCTGAGGCAACAGGTGTTGCAGTTGGACCTAAACCCATATTGGAAATAGCATTTATTATTTCTTTGTGTCTAAGTTCCCTCTCATCTTCTTTTTCTTCTTCAAAGTTTGCAGTTACCTCTTGCTCTTTTTTGAGCTCAAGCATACGATTTTTCAAAAGATTGAATATGCGTGCCAGTATATCTGCAAGGCCTTCACCTTTTCTTGTAGGCCTTTTGTCACCATTAGACACTTTTGTTACTAATGGATTATTATTCTTTTTAGCACCACCTACACGGCGGCCGGTAAAATAAGAAATATCTTCACTACTTCTTCCTGTAAGTTTACCCATGGCATAACCACCCAAAGAACCACCAAAGGCGGTTGCAATGTTCAATGGATCAAATTTTTCGGTAACACCTTTTACACTAGCAACTGTCTTATCCTTGATGGAACTGACTATGGACTTGCCTAAACCTTGTCCTGCGAATGTCCTGTCTAAGATAAGGTCTTTGAGACCTGTCGTTCTTATTGCTCTGGATTTTTGATATGACATTTTTGTTCTCTTTTACGGTTATGCTGCATAAGGATAATAAACATTATCGTCTGGTGAAGTGGGCATGGATAGAATGTTGCGGGAACCATTTGAACCAACTACAGTTGTTGAATTGTTGATAAAAAATGATACCTTTTTGCCTTTTTTATCATCTTTTTTTGGTATTATTTTGTAATAATTATTGTCAGACTCTGGTTTGTTTAGAAGTTGATAAGATTCTTTATCGCCAATTCTTTGTAATTCAGTTATCACACCATGATTGCGGGTAGATCCTGGATTTTGAGCATACCTGCGTAATGATTTGCCAAAATCCTCTAGTTTAAAAGGCACATTTTCAAAATTTTGCACGCCTTTTAAATAATTTTCGACCGAGGTGTTGGCTTGTGATTCATTTGAATTTGTTTTTTCTTCGCTCCAAGATGGTAAATCTTTTATTAATTTATCTTTATATTTGGGATTTAATATATCATGAACAAAAGGAATACCATTAAAATGTCCCATGTATATATTTTTTTCTGTTATAGGAATTCCTGATGCCTTTAATCCTTCAGCTATTTCAATTACATTCTCATTTTGTAAGAGCTCTTGAGTTACTTCAGAAAATTGAATATTTTTATAATTTGGTCCAAATAAAAGCAACGCGTTATTTTTTAATGTTTGACCAATAAATTGATATCTACCCGCAGCAGTTCCCCCCGTACTTTTTTGAAACTTTTTATTTCTTTCTTCTTGGAGATGTATAACTTCACCAATACTCATTTCAGATAAATTTTCTGTGAAACGTTTAGCGTTACTAAAATCCCATTTTTTGCTATTATTATCCCATGTTGCTGTCGATATGTCTATATTACCTCGTTCAATAATATTTGTAGGAACACCTTCATACACCACATCACGGGTTGACCTATTCATTGTATTATAAGCTTCAGGTATGTTTTTATTACTTTCTCGACCTCCAATTTTTGAACTTACTTGTCTACTAGTTGCAGTAATTTTTCCAGAAGGTTCACTGGCGCCTGGACCAGGAACTCTAGTGGTAGAAGGAGGTGTGGGAACTGGTTCTGGTGCTGGTGTTACAGTTCTTGGAGGATGCCTTCTACCAACAGATTCGTCATAAGGTCGATCTGGTGCTGGTGGTGCTGGTGGTGCTAATGGTTCCACCGGCGTTGGTGTAATTGGCCTTGAAGGCTGTTTTATTGGTGGACTTACAACTGGTGGTACTTGTGTACGCCTACCCTCTCTATCTGGATAAGGTCGATCTGGTGCTGGTGCAGGTGGTGCAGGTGGTGCAGGT